CTTCGTCCACGCCCACAAAGGCACCCTCGGCGCACTGCGGCGGGTGGTGGAGCCGTTCGGTTATCTGATCGAAGTGGAGGAATGGTGGCAAGCCAAGCCGCCTGCACCCGCCGGCACGTTCGCCTTGAGGATCGGCGTCTCCGATGCCGGCATCAGCGAAAGCACCTACCAGGAAATGTCGTCGCTGATCGACGACGCCCGGCCGGTCAGCCGCCACCTGACTGGCTTGGTGATCAGCCTCGAAAGCCGTGGCGCCCTGCACATCGGCTGCGCGATCCAGGACGGTGACGAATTGGACATTTACCCTCCGGCGCCACGTGACATCGAGGTCATTGGCGCCATCGGTCGCGGTGGCCGCGAACATACAATCGATACCTTGGACATTGCACATGGTTGACCAGACTTCTCAGTTCTACGCCATCCTCACCAACGTGGGCGCGGCGAAACAAGCCAACGCGGATGCCTTGGGCATGGCGTGGAAAATCACCCAGATGGGCGTCGGCGATGCGAACGGCACCGACCCGACGCCCAACGCCACCCAGACCAGCCTGATCAACGAATGGCGACGTGCGCCGCTGAACCAGCTGAAGGTGGACGACAAGAACAACGCGATCATCATCGCCGAGCAGGTCATCCCGCCGGATGTCGGCGGCAAGTGGATTCGCGAAATTGCGCTTTATGACGCCGACGGCGACATGGTCGCCGTGGCCAACTGCGCGCCCACCTACAAACCACTGCTCAGCCAGGGCTCGGGACGTACCCAGGTGGTGCGGATGAACCTGGTGGTCAGCAGCGCCAGCAATGTGCAGTTGAAGATCGACCCGGCCGTTGTACTGGCTACGCGGGAGTGGGTGACGGAGGAATTGGCCCGGCAGGATTTCAAGCATTCGGTGCTGGCGGCGACCACGGCGAATATCACCTTGAGTGGATTGCAGACAATCGACGGGGTGGCATTGGCCGCCGGTGTGCGAGTGCTTGTGAAGAACCAGACGGCGGCCAAGGACAACGGCATCTATGAAGTCGCCGCAGGTCCGTGGAGTCGTAGCGTTGATGCCGATACCGATGCCAAGGTCACCCCGGGGTTGCTGGTGCTGGTTGAGAGAGGCACCGTCAATGGCGACAGTGGCTGGCAGTTGGTCACGGATGCGCCGATTACTATGGGCGTCAATGGCCAAGCCTATGAGATGGCCTTCGGGCGCAGCGGCGTGACTGCCGGCACTTATCGCAGCGTGACGGTCGACAAGTACGGGCGAGTAACTGCCGCCAGCATCCCTACGACAGTGGCGGGATATGGTTTGACGGATGTTTATACCAAGGCTCAGGTGGACAGCTCGTTAGCCCTTAAAGCGCCACTGGCAAATCCTGCGTTGACAGGTGTCCCTACCACTCCGACGGCCCCCACCGGAAACAACTCGCAGCAAATCGCCAATACCGCCTTTGTTCAGACAGCGGTCGCGGGCCTTGTGGACTCGGCGCCTGCAGCGCTTGATACATTGAAGGAATTGGCCGCTGCGCTTGGCAATGATCCAAATTTTGCAAGCACCGTCACCAATACACTCGCTACCAAGGCCGCCAAGGCGACGACATTGACCGGTTATGGTATTACCGATAGCTATACCAAATCTCAAGTTGATGCAGTATTGGTTCCCAAGGCGCCATTAGTCAGCCCATTGTTCACGGGTATTCCGACCGCTCCCACAGCTGCGCGGGGCGTAATTTCCAAGCAGTTGGCAACTACCGAGTTCGTTAAAGAAGCAGGTCTGGCATTACCATCGCAGGTAATTGGTGCGAATTCTGGCACCACACTTTCCGCCGATCACGTAGGACGCCTTCTGTCGATGAGCGGGCCTGGTAAATGGAGCGGTACCCTGACGCTTCCTTCTTCCGGGATTGCTGTGGGTTCGGTTTTCATTATCTCCGTAGGTTCCGGCGACGGTACGATCACAATAGTGAAATCGGCCGCGCAAGGGAGTTACATCAGCATCGGTTCCAGGCAGTACGACGCCGTCACCATTCGGATGCATGAACCCCCGATCATGCTGATGTGTGCTGCAGAGGGGATATTTGCGGTCATTGCAGGGGGGCTTTCCAATACAGCCGAGTATGAATTTGTCAAGGCTGGAATTGGCTGGGCAAGAAGCCCCAACGGTGTCATTGAACAATGGGGGAAAATCCTGCTCCCCTCAAGTATTAGTACGGGCAATATTGATACGTTGTTTCCACTGCAGTTTCCCAATGCATGCTTGTCGGTAGTTGCCAGTGTAGGTATCAATACCGATAGTTACGACAAAATTTCCTATTATCGTCAAAATAGGCAATCGGTCAGTGTCGGGGCTTCGAGCGTATCAGGGTTCGATGCACAAGTTTTTTGCGACAACAATCTCGCTGACTCACGCATCGTGCAGTGGCGAGCCATCGGATATTAGGAGGGCGCAGTGACTATCTTCGTAGTTACCGGTGAGCGCGCATTTTACAATGATACGGTTCACCTGAACATTCCCGAAACCGCCAAGCCTTTGCCGCACGCTACCTATGAAGCGCTTTTGCAGGCACAGACAGAGTGTCGACAGCTTGATTTCGATGTTTATCCCCCAGCCATTAAGGATCGGCACAATGAAGTGTTTGAAGTGCATGCCTTGCAAGCGCTTATCGATGATCGAGCCGCGCAGGTTTATGCAGTGTGGAGTCGTTTCGAAAAGGAAACAGAGGCAAGAGAAGCGGCTGCGCGTTCGTACCGGGATAATGAGTTTCAAGGCGAAGCCAGTGTTTGGATTACGAGCTATGCGGACTCCGCAGGTTTGAACTACATCGATGCTGCACTATCGATTCTGAAGCACGCGCAACAACGGCACGCAGCTCAAGAGGCGCTTGCAGTACTGCGTATGCGAAAGTATGAGCTGACTTCGCTCGAGGGGGAGCATTGTTATCAGCAGTATCGGAGATTAATGGAGGATATCGACAAAATTTCCG